CTAATTCTTGATATTGAAGTAAAGCTGATACTTGTTCATCTTTAATCTTCTTAGATTCCAAGATTGGATTAATTAGTGTTATAACTTCTTGAACCTTAATTTTAGTTACAGGTTCGTCTATTGATTTTTGTAATTCAAGCAAGTCTAATCTTACCTTTTTAAATTTTTCATCTAAAAAAGACTTTAATTTAGTTGAATCAGAAACGCTTTGAATATATTCGCGTAATACTTCTTTTTGCTCGTCGGTTAACTTAGAAAATTTTTTATTAAATTTTTCAAGCATTACCTTTTGAACTAACACACGATTAGCTTTATCTAATTGTAAAAATTCTTCTACAATAGGAGACAAATTAGCAGAGTCTTTACTTCTTGTTAAATGCTCTAAAATACTAATTTTACTTGAAATAATTGTTTCAGGATTTTTGAATTTCTTATCAGTATAAGATTCAAATAATACGTAGATTGAAGCTAATGTCTTATAGTTATTAATTTTAGCTTTAAAGAAATCTTGAAAATCGTACGATGTTTTAATTTCTCTAATTAAATTAAATTTTTCTTTATTTAACTTAGTTCTGTCGATTTTCGACGATAAGTCTAATATTGTTGATATTACTACGTTAGCTTTTTGCTCAGTTAATTGTTCAGAATTAACTAATGATTGGTAAAGTTTGTTTTCTTTAGCCATCTCAGAGTTCATAAAGTATTTCTTTATAAGCCCTAAAGCCTTAGAATTTTGGTTTGCCATCGAATCCGCCGTAATCTGGCGTACTAATAATTCGAACAAAATCCCAGTATTTTTAAATTTACTATGTTTAACTTTCATAATGTAGAACGCTACTAATTATAAATATTTAATTTATTTGATTTCCTCGCGGATATTGTCCTCGTCTAACAAATTACTTTGCTCGAATAAGTTAACTTTTCGCGAAGATTTAATATTATCAAACATAGTTTTATTCTGGAGATAAACGGCTTGGGTATTTGCTGCTTCTAATTTCATGCTTGTATTAATATTTGCACGAGTTTTAGCGTTGTATTTGTCCATACCATCACCATCTTTACCTTTACCTTTAAGATCTTGTGTACCTAATCTATCACGTCCAAAATTGCTATCTTGGTCGTAATGATCAACACCTTTTTCAGGTCTGCCAGGAATTGGTTGTTCAGGATAATCCGAATCAGTTTCACTATATCCTTTAGGTACATCTGTTCTTGATGTTTGTCTACCTTTACCATACAATGATGCTAATTGGTGAGGTGTACCATATGCTTGACCTGATTCTACTGGATCATTACCTTCAGCTTTGATTTGTTCAAATCTAAATTCACGTTTTTTATCTTCAGCAAGTAAATCTCTAATTTCTGATACTTGGTCTTCTGATAAGTGTAGTAAGTTATTGTAGATCCAATCAGTAGGCATTAAATTATTTTCCATAATTGAACCGGCAAGTTCAATCTTTGATTTTAATAATTCAATACGCTCTTGGTCATAAATGATTGAGGGGGTTGTTAATGATAAATCAAAATTTGTCAATTGTTCATTGTCATATCCTTGAGAATATAAGTGTACTAAAGCAATCTTAGTTAATTCACTAATTAATATTCTTTGGATACGCTCAATTGTGCGAGCGAAGCGAATATCTTCAGCCGCTAATGTAGCTTTACCACTCAATTCACCTTCATAGCCTAAATACGCTTTAGGAATTTTTAAAGCGGAGAAAAGTTTATCTCTAAGGTAAGTTACGTCTTCAATAGCAGCGTATTCAAGACCCTTTGTAGTATCGATTTTAGTTGTTTGGTCACCACCACGAACTGGGATGTAGAAATCCTCAAGTACGTTCTGCATGTTATATCTCAAGTTATATTGACCAGTTTGAGGATCAACAACTGGAGTTTTCTTCATCTTGTTAATCATTTTCTGCATGTAACCTTCTACCTCATTTGGTGGAATGTTACCAACGTTAACATAGAATACTCTTTTTTCTGGGGCACGAACAATACGATGAATTAACATCGCATCTTCCATTAATACTAATTGCTTATATAATTTACGTCCTGGTTCTAAATAACTTCTACCATAAGGTAAATAGTTAAAATCACTCAATAATCTAAAGTGAGCCATTTCGTAGTTATCAAAATAAACACCTTTACCATCTGGATCAGTCATTAATGGAGCTGATAGGACATATCCTAGTGGAGATGTTGCTTGTGATGATGGATCATATTTGAAACGAACCTGTTGTGGTTTGCTTAAATCATAACCTTCTTCTCTTAAAATATTATAAGCAGAAAAAGGTATAACACCATACACACCAAATTTTTCACTAATTTCTAATTTAAGATAGAAATCACCATACTTACACATGTTTCTTGTCCATGACCATAAATTGAATTCAATATTCAATACATCATAGAACAAGTTGTATAAAATTCTTTGAATTGTTTCGTCACTACTTCTAATTTGTAATACTTCACCATTTTCATTTCGTAAAGTACATTCATCCGCTACAATATCAAGTGCAGATGCACAAATAGCATCTGTATCCATTGCCTCATAATCAGCATATAATTGAATGCGTGTAGTAGGATAATTAAGTTGTTGAGAAAGGTTATAATTATAACCCCCTGATGTGGTGTATAAACGGGCATAGCGATCATACACTGAGTTTGTTTGTAGAACTCCTAAGCTCTGGATGTGATCTGTATCCATCACTTTAAGCTGGTCTCCTCCTACGTTTCTAATTACAACGTCTGTTGAGAACAGTTTTTTAAGTCTACCTAAAAATGTTTCAGCCATATTTTATTATTATATATTATATAAATATTTATTAACCTAACAACCAGTTTATATTTTCTGTTTGGTCATGAGGTAAATCCATCTGATAAGGGTTTGGTACATAGTTTCCACCATTAGGAGAGTAAACAGGAGCAACAGTTGTGCCTGTTCTATAAATGCTATTAATTGAAGCACGAGCCATATCAAGACCTTGTTGTCTAAATTGTAAAGCCGTATCTCTTAAAAACATTCCTATACCCCAAGCCATTACCAAGTCATCATTATATCCATCTAATGCTTGTGCTTTACCATTTTTCCAAACAAACGTTCTTAATTCCTCAAGCGTGCGTTTGGATTGTATAACACATGCCTTCTCGTGAATATACGACACCATCTTTGAGATAACAAGTGGTCTTGTCTTTACTGATGTAGTAAATCCAGGAACCATACCCTGACCATTTTCAAATTTAGTAAGATATTGTTCAACATTACCTAATCCAATATCCATTTTAGGAGAATAATATAGGTTTTGGTATCCACGTTCAATAACTTGTTGAATTACAGCCCATCCTACGTTTGCATTTTCAATTACTAATAGGGCATCATTGTATTCAGTAGCTATAGCAACTAATAAATTACCAAAATCACGAGTTGGTAATTGTTGTTTAAATTCTCCAACTTGTTTTGCTTCAGCTACATCTACAATGTGGAATGTTGAAAAGTCTTTACCATCACCTCTAGCTACGTCAGCTATCACAGCATATTGTCTAGAATAATCAGGTATTTCCCAAATCCAAAGTGAACCATCAACACCTCTTTTATCCATAGGTTCCTTCATAAAGGATTCTATATAAAAATTTAGTATTGGAGGTTCGATTACAGTGTCACCTGAGGTTGTAAAGTCACAATCACACTCTTGTGCTGCGTTTCTAGGTCCTAGTAATCCGTCTTGTTCATCCCTCCATGCTTGTGTTCTTTCGGGGTGAACTGTCCAAGGTAATTTAATAGGAATAAACTTATTTTCTCCTGATTGTGCTTTAGTCCAGGTTTTATGGAACCAATTACCAGTACCATAAGGAGTAGATATAGCTATACATCCACCACCCGTAGCTAGTGTTTGTTGAGCAGAAGCAAATATATCTTCAATTTGTTCAATGAAAGCAGCCTCGTCAATTACAAGTAAAGATACAGCTTCTGAACGACCAGCATCCCCTGCTGCTGAAACGGCTTTAATTTGAGAACCATTTTGTAATCTAAGAGATAATTTATTGTCTTCTGTTGCTTTTATTTTAAGCCATGAAGGTAGGTTATTATATGCAAAACGAACTTTAGTAACCATATTTTTAGCAGTTTCCTGCTTAGTAGCGATTACAAGTACGTTTTTATCCTTATTAAATAACATCAACCATAAAGAATAAGCTGATACCAGTGTAGAGATGCCTAGCTGTCTTGATTTATTAGTAATACAATAGGAATTATTTTTAAATAAATGTAATACCTTTTCTTGGAATGGATATAATCCAAATTGAAATCTACCTCTTTGGGGGTGTTGAATCCAATAATATTTTTTCATAAAGTAAACAGGATCTTGAGCACACCTAATGAACTCCTGTTTAATTACGTCTTTTATGTTTTGTTCAGCCATAACAGGTTTTATATATATAAATATACATGAAATAAAAAAGCCCGACCTTACGGGGTCGGGCTAGCAGACTGCGAGGTGTGCTTAATTAGTTTCTATCTAACATTTTTACGTTTGCTAAAACGTAATCAAAAATTTCATCATCTTCAAATCCTTCTTCTTTTAAACTACGAATAATAGATTGAATAGCAGCAACTAATGCTTTTAAAGCAGTTTGAGAAACTAAACCATCCATTCTTTCGTATGTACTATCATCAATATGATAAGTATCTACTTCACTCATTTGAGCTCTTTCATTAACATTTATTTCAATAGCTGAACCTAAATCTTCTATAGCATCATTTATTTCACCAAAGGCATTTAATAAACCTGCTCTATCTCTAGGAGGAATGTTTATATTATCAGCAGTATTTTTAAATACTTTTCTAGTTAAACGGGATAGCTTCATTACTTGTTGTAATAAAGGATCTTTAACACTTGCTTCAGCTAATAAGCTTAATTCTAATTTTTTTGCCATATTAAGCGATTACATCTTTTACAAAATCCATTACGTCTAATCCACGAGCTTTAAAAGCTTTCTTAATGTCTGGTCTTTGAATAAATTGTCTTAATACTACTAAGTCAGTTGATTTTGATCTTTGTCCTTTTGGTTGAGATAAAATTTTACCAACTTTAATTTTAATAATTTGTTTAGCTTTTTCTAAAGCTGAATCAGCAGCGCTATCACCAGACTTTGGAATATCTAAACTAAATTCTTTTTCAGCAGCTTTAATATCTTTTTTAGATGGTTCTTTTTCAAATTCTGATGAATCAAATTCATCTGCTGTAGCATCTACATCTACATCATCAATTGCTTCTTCTACACTGCTATTTTCATTATTATCAGACATATCATCTTCGTTTACTGATTCAGCATACCTTCTACAATAATCCATGCTTACTTGGTCTTTGTATCCTTCATCAGTGATACGATAGCAGTTACCATTTTGAACAACATAAATTACTTCGTATTCTTTAAGGTCATCAGTTTCAGCAATTTTTGTAGTTAAATCAAGTTGATCTAAATATGAATTGTCTAATTGGTTTGCATCGTTGTATTCGAACATAGGGCCCTTTCTTTGAGCCATATTAGCAACATACTTGTTATAATTAAATTCTGCCATTAGTTGGTTATTTACCGATAAATATTACAGATTTTGCAAAATAGTGGCAATACGTTCATCAGTAGTACCCTCAACTTCAATTAATCTATTAGGACCATATTCTTTCAATGCTAATTGAATAACTTCATCAATTTTACGTCTATAATGTAAATCAGTTTCACGAACACCATTATCTTCCATACTAACTCCACGTGGAGATACATAAATAACTAAATCATATTGCT